CACCGTCGATGAAATCGCCGATGCGCTTGCGTTCCTCGGCGAGCCGATCGGTCACCAGATCGATGAGGCGGCGCTTTTCCTCGCCGAAGCGCTGGCCGGTGTATTCGGCAAGGCGACTAAATTGCTCGACTAACGTCATGACGCTCACCTGTCTTGAAGAGCATGACCGCATCCGGCTCCTCGTCCTCGACGGCCTTGTCGGCACCTGGCGCCGGCTGGTTATCTGCCGGTGGCGTCGGCGTCGCGTCGGCGGACGGGGCGGATGGAGCCGGTTGCGCCGGTTGCTTGTCCCATGCCGAGAGCGGCACCTGCTGCGCCTGCAGTCTCGGTTCGTCACCTTCCTCGGCGGTCGCCAGACCCTCGATCTTGCGCGCCTCGTTCGGCGAGTAGATGCCGCCGAGCACGCCGTTCTTCAGGCCTTCGATTCTGGTCTTGAAGTCCGGTCTGAGCAGCGCCGCGTCGATGTCGAGATAGGTGTATTCGGTCGATCGCTCGATGCCGAACAGTTTGTCGAACGACAGTTCGATGTTGTCGACGTAGAAGCCGAGGCCTTCGCGCAGCCACATCAGGATGAGGTTTTCGGTGTTGTTCCAGGTGGCACCGGTCATGTCGTTGATCAGCGCCAGCGGCACGCCGAAGATCATCGCGATGTCCTGTTTCGACAGTTTCATCGACTCGGCGATCTGCATGTCGGCGGCCGACATCGACATCGCTTCCCACTTCAGCCCCGCCGTCAGGATCGGCACGCCGCCGAATCCGGCGCCCCTCGAATGCTCTTCCCAGCGCTTCCTCAGTTCGACGACCTGGTCGGTGGTCAGCGTCACGTCGGTGGAGAGCACGCCGCTCGGGCGCGACATGTTGGCGTAGAACCTGGAGAAATGTCCGCCGGCACCCGACGACATGGCGATCGGCAGCACACCGGCGACAAGCGGGCTTTCGCCGTTGAGCGGATCCGATGCCTTGGCCGGACCGCAGAAATGCAGGATGTCGCGCTGCGGGATGACGAAGCGTTTGCCGTTTTCGAAGTCCGGATCCATGCGGTAGTCGAGGATCGGATTGCCGCCGATCGAATAGAACACCTCGCCGGTGTCGGCATAGAGCGCCCGGCAGGATCGCGACGGCAACTGGTAGAGGTCGGTGACCTCGTAACGGTCGTTGCGCAGCGCCAGCGCATAGGCGTTGCCCTCGGCGAGCAGCGATATCACCATGTTGAGCATAAAGTCGGAGCGCGTCTGGTAGTCGTTCGGCCGCTGCAGGATCCGCGAAAGCGCCGAGTTGGTGATCTCCTGCGTGCCGTTGTCGGGCATCACCTTGAGATGTTGGCCGGGAAGCTGCGCGATCGTGCGGGCATAGAGCATGATGCAGGCGTAGACCACGGCGTTCCAGCCGCCGGGGATCGGATCCCAGCCCAACTGGCTGAAGTTCATCGGCCATGAGAACGGGATCCAGCCCTCGTCCGTGAAGGCTGCGGGTCCGGCTGTCGGCGGACCAGGTCGCGACGACCACGGCCCGATGCCCATCAGTCCGGCCTTCAACCGGCTCCAGACACTCGGCGATGTTGCGGGAACCGCTGGCATGGCCGGACCTCACTTGGTCTTGGCAGAGCGGCGGCTGACGGGTTTCGCCTCGGCATCTTCACCGGCTGGCTTCATCTCGGTCGTCTGGTACTGGCCGCGCCTGGCGAGGAACGCCTCGGCTTCCTTGTGTGGCCCCGGTGTCTTCTTCGCGAACTTGAACGGATGCCTGCCTCGGGTGATCTGGCCCCAGCCCTCTTTCTCGGCCTGCGCCGCTTCCTCGTCGCTGACTTGCAGGATCTTGCCGGCCTGCGGCCCCTTGTGCACCCATATGACGGTCTGGCCCATGGCTCATTCCTCCGGTGGCGCCGCTGGTTCGGTGAAGGTGAAGTCGAGCGAATTGCTGACGGAGTAGCCGTTGCGGACCGCGACCGGCACGGTGACGGCTCCCGACGCGGTCGATGGCTCGACGGTCGTCGTGACCTCGGTCGCCGATACGAAGGTGGTCGTTTCCGGCCCTCCGTTGAAGATGATGACCGAGAACTCCGAGAATCCCGTGCCGATGCAGTGCAGCGTCACATCGGCGCCACCGACTTCGGCCGTCGCCGGATTGAGCGAGGTCAGCACCGGCGCGGTGTCGGGGTTGGGTGGATCGATGGCGTTGTACCAGTCGATGAGCGACTGCGGTTCCGGCGCGAACGGATCGGTGATGACGCCTTCCATGTCGTAGGGCGTCGAGAGCGGCGTGAGATCGCGCAGCCAGCCATCGGCCTCGCCGACCGCGACCGTCTCGTCGCGGACCGTCAGGATGCGACCGGCATAGCGGCCCTGGAGAAACAGCACGAGTTTCATTCGGTCCTCCTGTTCAATGGCGGACGGGGAAAGGCCGTCCGCCAGAGGTGGCTAGCAGTAAACGGCGTCCAGCGCCGCCTTGCCCTGCTACCAGGTGATGTTATTCACCCATGCCACGACGTTCTCGCGACGCATCGCCCAATCGACGTCCTGCAACATGCGGACGCCGATCGAAGCCGTCTGCCACAGGCTGCGGACAGGCTTTGCGGCGACGCCTGCGCCGTCGACGATCGGGAGGACGGTCGTTGTGCCGGGACGCAGAGCATTGTCGGTCGGATAGCCGCCGTCGTCCTCATGCAGTGTCGCGACGTCGGAAACATCGAATTCCGGCGTATCGTTCGAGGACGACGTGAAGTCGGCCGCGCGCAGCATGATGAGGTCTTTGGCCCCGACGTTGGTCGACTGGATCAACGGCACGCCAGCGAGATTGCCGCGCGACACCTGGTCTCTGAAGGGATAGACGCCGAGCGGCGTGGTCGCCCACATCAGTTTGAAGGTGTTGACCGGGTTGATGAGCAGGACCAGCCGGTCGGCCGCGTTGGCGGCGATGAACGGCTGCATCAGCGCACCGAAGTCGTCGGCCATCGCGTCAGGGCCACCACCGGCAGCACCCGGCACGGCGGTCACGCCGTAGAGCAGGCCTGCGGGACGGATGGCATCGGCCGCGACTGCGTCAAGCAGCACCTCGTCGAGCGCGATCGCCGAATCCTCGAGGATTCCTTCGCGGATCAGGCCTTCGATGGCGGGCGTCGAGTGCATCGCCATTTCGCGAGTGAAGGTCGAGATCACACCGAACTTGTGCGGGATGAGCGTGATCGACCCGAACGAGCCACGGCGGACCGGGATCGGCTGGCCTTCACCGATGAACGAGCCTCTGAGGTCGCCAGGCGCCCGGATCGGCCGGTTGCGGCGCGGTACCTTGATCTGGCCGTAGCGGTCGAAGGTGAAGCGCGTGCCGAGCGCGGTCAGTTGCGCGTAGACCGACATCGGCTGCAATGTTTCCAGCCAGTCGGCGTTGGCGGTTTCGACCAGTTCGGCCGCCCAGGTGGCGACGGTCGTCTGTGCCGGATTGGTCACCGCCTTCAGGACGGCTTCGATGTCGGCGCGTTCCGGGTAGCGTTCGAGGCGAACCTGCTCGGTGGTCTTGTGCTGGACATGCGCAAGGAAGGCGATGACGCCCATCTTGACGAACAGGTCCATCGGCTTTTCGTTCTTCTTCGGCAGCCGGCGCTCGGTGACGACGCCGGGATTCGGCAGTGTCGTCTGCTGCGTCGTGCTTGCCTGCGCCTTGATGCCGAGCGACTTTTCGGTCTCGCGCAGCCGGCCGATCTTGACGTTGAGCGCGGCGATTTCGGCCGACGTTTCGTCGAACTGCGTGGCTTCCTCTTCGGTAAGCTCCTCGTCCTCGGTGAGTTTTTTGTGCAGTGGGGCCTGCACGTCCTGCAGCCCGATCAGTTCTTCCTGAAGGGCCTGGATGCGTTCGGAGAGCGACATGGCTTTCCCCTCTTTCTTGCGGGGTGATGTCGTGGCGGACTTGCCGGTGGAAACGGACTTGGTGGTCGGCTGCTTCACGCCTGACGCGGCGAGCAGGGCCGACTGGACCTCGACCGGGAAATCTTTGAGAGCACGCCGGATGGCGACGGCGTTGGCGTTCGCGGGAACCGCGACGACCGAGCATTCGAGCAGTTCCTGCTGCTTGTAGCGCGTGCCAGCCCACGGATCCTTGGCGTCCATCCACTCGTAGTCGATCGGGATGAAGCCGACCGAGCAGGCATTGAGCATGCCCTGGCGAAACAGGCGGCGGACGCCATCGACGGTCGGCGTCGTGCCTTCCTCAGCGAGACGCAGCCGACCATGCAACTGCTTGCCGACGATGCGGACGTTTTCCCATTTGCCGATCGGCAGCGCCGACGAACTATGGCCGTAGAGGGCGACGGGATTGGTCTTGAAGCGATCGAGGTTCCAGCCGTCGATGGCGATGACGTCGCCGGATGCATCGCGGGATTCGTCCGACATGACGAATTCGATGCTGCCGTCCTCGCCGGTCGATTCCTTTACCCGGATGCCGGTCTTGAAGACGATATCGTCGTGGCTGCGCTTGTGTGAGAATCCATCCATGGCGGTCAACCCTTAAAAATCGGGTGACCAAGCCATTTACCTCGATTTCTGTTCGAGGTGTCGAACAGACGTATAAATTTTTTCTATGCGGGAAACGGTGGAATGCGACGGCATGGTCGCGGATCCGGTCGCCAGCCGCCAGACGGTATTGCGCGAAACGCCTGCCCGCTCGGCGATCTCGGTTCGCGATAGACCTTCACTTTCGAGACCGGCGATCCATGCCGCGAACTGTTCGACTGCGCTGGTTGCCATGGCGGTAATTATCGCAGAAAAACAACGATGCACCAAATATCCATTTTTGTACTTTTGCTCTTCCGGTCCGCGACGATTCCGGCTATAGAGGTCGACGACTAACCTGGAGACAATTATGGACGCCTTCGACCTCATCAAATGGCGCGAGATGCATTACAACCTCGACCGCCGCGCCGCATCGAAGGCGATGGGTATCGGCCTCAACAGCCTGCGCAACTATGAGGAAGGCACCGCGAAGATCCCGCCGTACATCCCACTGGTCTGCGCCGCGATCGCCGCCGGTCTCGGCCCATGGGAACTGCCAGCCGACCTGAAGCGCGAAAAGGCGAAGACGCCGGTCATCAAACCATCGGTGATGGCGCGCGGCACCTATCCGAGGCCCGCAAAGGAAAGTGCGACGAACGGCACCTGACGCTGGAGTGTCTTCCGTTTGGCGAGATTTACAACACGATCACAACATGATGGCCGTTTCATTTGCTGACGCTGATGGACGGCCATTTGCATTTGAAAGAGAGCATGCATGGACCGCACCAAGACACTTCTGTCGCTATTCGATTCATCCGGCTTCGGACTGGAGATCGGCCCGAGCTACAGCCCACTGCTGCCGAAATCGGCTGGATACAACGTCGAGACCGTCGATCACGCCGACGCGGCGGCGCTGCGCGAGAAGTACAAGGACAATGCCTCGCAGATCGAGGAGGTCGATTACGTCTCGGACGGCCGCAGCCTTCTCGACCTCATAGGCCAGCCCGAGAAATACGACTACATCGTCGCCTCTCACATGATCGAACACGTCACCGACATCATTCGCTTCCTCCAGGATTGCGAAACCCTGCTCAAGCCGGATGGCAAACTGCTGCTGGTCGTGCCGGACAAGCGCTTCTGCTTCGACGCGCTGCGCCCTCTGTCGACCGTCGGCGAGGCGCTGACCGCGTTCGATGAAAAGCGGACGCGGCATTCACCAGGAACGGTCTTCGATTTCCTCAATTCGTTCGTGAAGAAGGGTGGCACGACGATCTGGGCCGATACCACGCTCGACGACATGGAACTCGCCCACGAAGCCGCCGGTGCGAAGGGCCTCTACGACCACGCCAAGACCAGCCCGGATTATATCGACGTCCACGCCTGGCGCTTCACGCCGTCGCATTTCCGGCTGTTCGTCAAAACGCTGCGGTCACTCGGCTTCATCAAGTCCGGCCAGTCGGCGCTGGTCACCAACGACGACAGCAACCTCTACCGGTTCGAGTTCTACGTGACGCTAGCGAAGAACGCGCCGGTGGACACCATGGCGGATCTCGACCTGCATCGCGCCACCGCGCGGGAACTGCATGAAATCGTCCCTGCCGCGACCGACAGACTGGCGGACGACCGGCTGATGGCCGCGCTCAAGCGGTCGATATCGTGGCGGCTGATCCGCCCGTTGCGGCAACTGAAATCACGCTTGGCGCGGTAAGCACAGCAAAAAGGGCGAGCCATCGGCCCGCCCTTTCCCATGTCGCCAGCGCTGGTGCCCGTCAGTTGCCGTAATCGGGCAACGGCTCGAGTCCATTGTTGTTCGAGTAGCCGTTGTTGTAGCCGTAGGTGTTCCGCGTCCCGACCTCGCCGCTATATGGATTGACGTTGCCACGCGTCGAATAATTGTTCGACTGGTAGGCGTCGGGATTCGACTGGTAGTGCGGCGCGACGTAGGTGCCGTTCTTGGTGACGTAGCCGTTGACGTAGTGGCCACCGGCGTAGGCGACCGACGCGGATCCCACGGCTGCTGCGGCGATGATGATGAGCATTTTCATATTTGTGCTTTCATGCGGTTTGCGATTTTGTTGTTCTGTGTTTCCGTGACTATGCGCTTTAGTGTGTCTGTGCGATCCCTCCGTTTCGTCCGTCGAAACTCTCGACCTCCTCGCGGGTCGAAAGCCTGATCAGTTTCACCAGCATGCCGGTCTCTTCGGCGATCTGCGCCGCCTTCTGCCGGACGAACGGCAGCCGCGCCTCGTCGGCGGCGATGAGCGGCGTCCATGCCCCGTTGAGCAGGAAGGCGCAGACGCCTTCCGTCTCGTCGTCCGGATCGACCGAGATCGCCATCCAGACGGCGTCAATGCGGGTGAGATGGTTCTTCATGCGGTTCTCCACTGAACGGTTCGAGGCCGATGAGCAGCGCCGAACAGGCAAGCGCTGTGCGACGGTCGCAGCCGTTTTTCTTCATGGTCAGGATGCTGGTCTTCGACAGCCCGAGCAGTCGTCCGCATTCGGCGTCCGAGCGCGCCCTGCCGAACTGCTTCATGGCGCGGAGCCATGTGTCGAAGGCGTCGGCATCCATGGTTTACCCTTTCAATATTCGGTCCACTTCGGCTGGTTGGGATAAGCCGTCAGCCGACCGTCCTTCTGCCGGAAGCCGGTGACGCGCACGCCCTGCCGCAACATACAGGCTTTGGCATCGTCGACCAGAGCGTCGTAGTCGCCATACGGGCCGTAGAGATAGTCCTCGGACGCGGCGAGATGGCTGTAGCGCTCGTTGCAGCGGCTGGCGGCGACCTTGAGCGTCGCCTGATTGACCTTGCCACCGCTCGGCGAGGCATACTCGGCCTTTGCGGTCATGCAGCCCGCCAGTGGCAGCATGGCCAGTAAGATGATGGCGGCTCTCATGACTGGCCTTTCCCGATTGCTGGCATGGCGCAGACGGCGATGAGCGCGAAGAGACCGCCGAGGAAGCCGATGAAGAGCCACGCGAAGGCGTTGCGGCCCTTCGAACCGGCAATGATGGCGGTCGTGATGCCACAGACGAGCCATGTGATGAGGGTGAGTTCCATTTCGTATTTCCTAGTTCATTGCTGCGGTTGGACGAGGTAGTTGACGCCCATCGAATCGCCGTCGAACACGACCTGTAGCGACGCCTTCATCCTGATGGCTTGCCTGACGATCTCGGCTTCGATGAACTCGACGCCGTCGTCACCGCCGAAGGTCTCGCGCTTGGCGGTCCACCAGTCATCGAAGGGCATGGTCTTGGGATTGCACTCGGTGGCGTAGACGACCATCGGCAGTTCGTCGTCGGCGCGATAGCCGTTGTGCATCAGGTAGACGCCGTCGTCGCCGACCAACCAGAAGCCTTGGCCGGTCTCGTCCTCGTAGAGCGTGCGGACACCCAGTGCCCAGTGTTCGACGGCACTGCTCCAGAGCGCCGCCAGAGCGGTATAGTCGAAGGTCAGCGAGGGACTGGTTGGTTGCAGCATGCCCTGCAACTGGTCGCGGTAAGGCTTCTCGGTCACTTCCATTCTCCGTTTTCGTAGGTCGCGCGCTGCTGTCCGTTCGACAGCAGCAGTTTGCCTTCGTTGCTTTTGCTCCATGGGGAGATGGACAGGACCATCCTGCCATCCGCCCCGTGGAATTCGACAAGTGCGACTGCCGCCGCTTTCGCTTGCTCTTCGGTATCGAACGCCTGAGTGAGGTCGCGATCCTTACGCTTGCGCTTGTAGACATAGCGAAAATTGTAGGTGGTCATGCGCCCGCCCTCTGCTTGACGATGTAGGGGACGACGGCTTCGCCGAAGAATGTTTCCTTGCCTTCGGCATCGCGGACGCGGATGCAGAACTTCGGGCGGCTGAGATTGAAGCCGATCAGCGTGTACTGCTTGCCGTTGGCGTTGAACTTCGCGCCGTAGTCGGACGGCTCAAGATTGTAGAGTTTGCAGTACTGTTCGAAGTCGCGCTTTTCGACAGCGCCCTTGGCGTCAGCGTCGTCCACGGTGAATTCGAACTTCAGGTCCGCCTTGATCTCGGACTTGATGGTGCCGCCAGCACCGCGCACGGTCATGCCGTGTTCCTTGGCGATGGTCTCCAGCGCCTTGACGATGGCATCCTGAAACTTGTTGGCTGCCTTCTTATCGTGGAAGTTGAGCATTTTCTTTTCCTTGGTTAGCTGTTTTTGAGGTAGTCGGCTGCAGTCTCAGGCGTCTCGCCGACTTCGTAGCAACCGCTCGCGATGTCGAAACGGTCGTAGTCTTCCTTCGGGACGCCGCGCTCTTCGCAGGCATCGTTGAACATTTTCCACCAAGTCACGAACTCGGTGTTTTTGTAGGTGTGAACCTTGGTGAGCGTCTTGCGCATGCCGATCACTCCTGACCGACGATGGCGACGACCATCTGCTGAAGGTACGCGCCGATTTCCTGCAACTTGCGCATTTCGGCGGTGTGGCGGTCACGGGCGAGATCGCAGAGCAACGTGCTGTGCTGACCGTAGGACTGGTAGTCGCGACCGTTCGGCATGCAGGAGCGCATGGCATCCGATGCCTTCTGCACACCAGCAGAGGCGGCGATCAGGCTGTCGATCAGGTCTTCCTTGGCGGTGCCGTTGATGTTGATGATCGGCTTGACGATTTCGGTCATTTGTCGCGTCCAGGTCTCGTTGTTTCGATGGCCCAAACATATAAGATACTTATACGTTGTCAAGCGCAAAAGCACAAATGTGTATTTTTGTTTTTAAGTTGCTGGCAATCCACGCGAATATCGATATCTTACCGGGGTGGTAATAAAGGAAGCCGCGATGGGCGACTGTTACATCCTCGATGAGAACCACCAGCCGGTGCCTGTCGATTGCCTTGACTGGGCCGTCTGGTTCGACGACATCGACAAACGCCGCGTCGCCGAGACCTTCACTGAGGTCTGCTGGATCTCGACCGTCTTCCTCGGCGTGGACCACGGCTGGCACAGCGACCGACCGATCCTGTTCGAGACCATGGTGTTCGAGAAGGAGCCGCATCTGCATGAGATATTCGGCGAGATGCGCGAGACCCGCGAGTCGCTCGACTGCTATCGCTACGCGACATGGGACGAGGCGAAGACCGGTCACGCGCGGATCGTCATGGATATCGTCCGCGCCGAGCAATTGAATTACGAGGCCATCCGCAAGGTCTTGGAGAAGCATCCGTCATGAACGACGACCGCAGCCTCTCTGTCTGGACGATCTATCGCTATCCGCGCGACTACCCGATGCACTATGTCGCGCGGCGGTTTGCCATCGGCGCTGGCGAGGCATTGCCGACCGTCGATATCATCTGCAAGCGCAGTCTCGCGGTCCTGCGCCGCGAGATGGAACTGCGCGGGCTTTATCGCATGGGCCGCGCGCCCACCGATCCACCTCACATCATCGAAAGTTGGTTATGAGCAAGATCCCGAGTTTCCGATGCCCGCGCTGCGGCGCCGTCAGTTACCACCCGAAGGACATCGAAGAGGGCTATTGCGTCCGCTGCCACGACTGGACACGCGAAGAGGATCCGGCATGAAGAGGCAATGCGGCGACTGCCAATTGTGCTGCAAGGTCATGCCGGTCCGTGAGCTCAACAAGCCGGGAAACACCCGCTGCACCTACCAGAAGCGCGGCGTCGGCTGTTCGATCTACGCGAACCGGCCGCCGTCCTGCCGTCACTGGAACTGTCGCTGGCTGCTGAGAGACGACACCGACGATCTTTCACGACCAGACCGGTCGGCCTACGTCATCGACCTGATGCCCGACTACGTGACACTGCGGCAGGAGACCGGCGAGACGATCCACATTCCGGTGCTGCAGGTCTGGGTCGATCCGGCGCGGCCCGACGCCTGGCGCAAGGATCGCCAGTTCTATGCCTATGTCGCCCGCCAGGGTAAAACGCATGGCATGGGCGCACTGATCCGTAACGGCGAGAAGGAAGCGCTGGTGCTGTTTCCACCGGCCGTCGCGGCGGACCACGAATGGCATGAAATGACGTCGAGCGTCGATCCGGAGAAGACCCACACGCTCGCCGACATGGAGCGGCTGTTCAAGGTCGATGTCGTCGTCGAGGAGCACTGATGGGCAATCGTCCCGATGCAGATCACGTCGCCGAGTTCTGTCGTCCCGGCTATGGCAAGAACACCTGTCGCTATATCGCCAGTGACAGCGACGGCTGGATCTGCGTCAAGCACATGCCGAGCGTCGCAAGCGTCATCAACATGCGGATCATCACCGACAGCATGCGCGCGCAAGGCGACAACTGTCCCGGTCTGAAGGAGTGAAAGCCCCGCCAGCGGACCATGGAAGTCAATTGGGGTATTCCATGGCCAATGTCGACAGACGCTGGATGGTTGCCCTAGCTGGCGAGGCCGATGGCATCCTAGCCTATCATTGCCGCGACATCGACGGCGTTCTCGGTCTCCAGCTTCAGCGCGGCGATCGCCATGAACGCGGCGACCGCCGGGTCGATCCTGCCGGTCGATTTCGATTTTGTCGGCTTGCGGTTGTTAGCCGGGTCGAAGACGACGACGGTGTTCGACACCGCCCAGCGTAGCACGGGATGCCCGCCGTGGCGGATCCGGCCTGCAAGCGCCAGTTCCTCGAACAGGTCGAGCGTCGGCGCCATGTCGCGGAAGCCCTGGCCATGCGGCATCAGTGGGACGACCAGCCCGAGGCGCGAGAAGCTCTGCTTCAAGACGTCGATCCGCCAGCGGTCGTAGGCGATGCGGTAGAACGGCACGGTCTTCGCGAGATCGCCGATGTCGCGGGCGAGGAAATCGTAGTCGAGCGCCTCGCCAGGCACCGGCGTCATCAGGTCGCGGTCGGCCCAGACGCGGTACGGCGCGCGATCGCGGATCGCCCTGGCGTCGAGCGTGTCGTCCGGCGTCCAGATTCTCGGCCACAGGTGGATGATGCCGTCGTCGTCCTCGGCCGACAGCACCAGCGCCGACAGGTCCGTCCTGGTGGAGAGATCGAGGCCGGCGCCGACCTTGCGACCGTCGAAGAAGATCCGCTTGTTGATCTCCTCGTCGCCCCTCGACCACACCTGCGGCGTCAGGAACGGGGCCTTCGCCTGCACCCTTTGGTTCAGATAGAGATTGCGCACGGTCGCCGACAGCGACGGCAGTTTCGTCGCGCGGACCATGGTGGCGCGGAACTCGTCGAGGTCGCGGTAGTCGCCGAGCGACGGGTTGGCCTTGTACCATTCCTTCTCGTCGAGCAGACCGCAGTTCGGCATGGCCGCATAGAGATGCACCGTGAAGGTTTCGTCCTCGATGATGCCCTGGTGGATCTTGCCGCCGTAGTCGATGAGCTCGGAGAGCAGATGGTCGTCGGACGGCGCCTGCGTCGAGATGATCATCATCAGTGGTTCGGGCTGGCTGCCGAGCGAGGTCATCAGCGCGTCGTAGAGGGCGTTCGACCTGGTCTGCGCCATCTCGTCGTAGACCGCGAGGTCGAGCCCCTCGCCGAAGGCACCGCCGGCATCGGCCGAGATCGCCGTGTACGTGCTGTCGTCCGAGCGGTGGACGATGCGCTTCGTCGATTCAATCGGCTTGAGCTTCCGCTGCAGGGACAGGTTCCGGCGGATGATCGTCTTGACCAGCC